ATATCTATAGAGGATTCTTCTGTAAGCAATTCCCTGCCCTGTATAGCAAAATCTAATTTAATATCCCCTGTAACAGTTCTCACATCTAATACACGTAAACAGTAAGGATCGGTAGGTAGGGTAAATTTATATTGCCAATCTATAATAGGCGTGTCAGTTAATGAAGCTAAGTTTGCGGTTGTTACAGCACAGTTCCATCTATGGCTACGCAAAAGGGCATCTCTTTCGCTGTCGTAAAAACGATTAACCAGTACGGCATTAGAATCATTATCTGTAAAACTTGTTATGGTATTAGCACCAAGCAATAATAAGGCTTCGTTAGCTAAATCGACTTTTGAACCCATAGGTTACTCCGCAAACTCTAATCGTTTAATAACTCTTATCATGCCAATCGGCACTTTAATTCTTTCCCCTACTACTGTACCCGGAGGCACATCACTTTGTAGAATAAATATCTTAGCCTTTTTATCGCTTTTAACGAACCACCCCATAAAGCGTACTCTAGGGGAATCCTCTAAAAACTCATTTGTATCATCCTCAGACCAATCGTTGCGAATTAAGGTATCGTCCCACTCTACATAATACATTTCGCCTTTTTTTAGTCTCATATCATAAAAGAAGTAGGGTGGCACCCCCGGAAGATACCACCCTACAATCTTAGTTAGGATCAGCGTACATTACATGAAAATCGAATGTGTCTGCGGTTACAGATGTGCCTGCGCCTAAAGCAAAGGTCAACACCATTTCGCCAGTAGTCACATAACCCGTATCATGGGTACCACTTTCATGGAAGTTAGTAACAGTCCTAGCGGAATCTGCGGCAAGAGCACTAATAAATGCGTCAGCATCCAAAGCTACAGCAGAACCATCGCTTTGAGTAGTGTGTGCGGCATATCCCACATTAACCGTAGCCGATGATTCAAGATCACTAATAATGACCATTGACTGCGGAAGTATGCGTACACCAGAAGGTATAGTCATAACCTGTACGACATCAGATGAACTGAGAGCTTGCCCAGTAAATCTAGCATACCGATAGGTTACGCCATTCCAAGTGGTAGGCGCATTTTTAGTACCTGTACCGTCCGTAGCAGAAGTATACTCTGTACTTTTATAAGTAGCCATTTATATACCTCCCTTAAGAATCAGTACAAGCAATTTCTACGACCTTTTCATCTTCAATGCGAACCGCACCGAGACACATTTGGGCATAGACTTGCGTACTATAGTTTTTATCTGAACGTTCCGTAATTTCGGTTTTAACGTCCATACCTAGACTCAAACCAACTCCATCGTGAATCCAAGCAATACATTGGGTATCACCATTAGAGTCGCTTGTTAAACGCTCAGAGCGAATGAATTTGAATCCCATAAAGGTATCAATATCACCAGCTACTAAGGCTTTTACTGTATTGTAGTCTGCACTTTGAATTTCAGTATCTCCGAGGAGATCATAAAATTGGTTAGACTTCATAACAATACAACGTGGTAAATCAGGATCAACATCAGAAGAATCTAAGATTTGTTTTGCTTCTCTCAGTTTCGTAATGTTCATATCCGTAGTACCTGATACAGCAATCTTCTGTGCCGCAGGCAAAGCGGTGTTGCTTGAGGAATCATTTTCATCCACACTAACAGCATTGCCCAACATTGCAGAGATAAGTACATCATCCATTGTTCTACCCATAGCCCATACACCAGCTTTCATATATTCGCTAGTAGGATCAGCTAACATCCGAACCTTATCAGCCTTATCGACTAAATCAGCCCAGTTGTAATCTTCCATAGAAACTCGTCTACGGGAGTGTGGGGTAGAGATCAAAGGTGTATCACTATGCCGACTCGTTATTTTTTGAGCCGATGTGCTACCTAAACGGTCAAAGTGATCGTACTTGCCTTGTATATCCGTATTAACACGAACATACTCACGCAAACGTGAACCTTTTTGCTGTACCAAGTGAATAAAACTGTCCCTAAACTTCTGGGCAAATGCCTTATTGACTTCGATACTCATAATAGACCTCTTGTAAGTAAAGAGATTAAAAAAGGAGAGTTATCTACACTATGCAGGCTCTATTTGCGTGAAGATATGGTTATCTTTTTCAAGGCCGTTTCTTCACAATACTGGGCTTCTCTATCTGAACATCTATAGGGGAAGCACCAAGACATACTGCATAGAAAGAATCGGCAGAAGTTTGCCGTTTAAATTCTCTACAGTAGCCATACTGCTCTGGTGTGGCTTTGCCTTCGATACGTCTATCTTGGTACTCAAAGTTTTCACACGCAGAACAAAAAATATTATCCATTTATTCCTCGGTATAAATCATATCATACAAATGATCTCTATATGAAATAGCCTCCATATGCTTCGGGTGCATATTATCAAATAAAGCTTCATTATACTTGTGTTTTTTATCCTTCATCATAGCCGCAATTTCCAGCTTGGCTGAATCAGGATCAATAGAGCCTGTAGTTTTACCAGCACCCTCTAAAGCAGGCTCACTAAATGCGGAGCCAATACGATGCAGAAACTTAATCATCGCAACATTATTGGTTACACCGCTTTCATTTACGAACTGTTTTAAATCATCGTCTGCAAAACGGTTGAACGCTCTACGGGACACCGCTAAATTCTTAGCATATTCGGCTGGCCCCCATTCCTTTTTCAGTACAGTTTCCGCATCTAACCTAGCTTGTTGCATAGCGGCCTCTGCATTAACCTGTGTATCAGTTTCTAAAGAATGATAAAAGTCTAAAGCATCTTGGGCTTGTTTATTTGTTAGACCTGATGCGTGTGCCCTCTGTAAAAATTCATCTATTTTTTCCTGACGGTATTCTGTCTCAGGGAGATTAATTTCATATTTATCTGGTGCCTCTGGTCTCCCTAATTGATTATAGAACGAATTAATATCTTCTTCTGAGGCATCTTCTGTAGGTACTTTAACCCTAGAACCCACCATTTTTTGTAATTCTAAATAAGAATTACCTAATGCTCCAACATCTTTAAACTTAGAAAATGTTTCGTTTTCCCTTAAATCTTCTGGCAAATGCTGTGATTGCCAAGTGTCAGCTACCTCTGTCTCAGTATCAATGAGGTTATCGCTTGTAACGGCCTCTGTTTGTTCTGACATCAATATTGCTCCTTTAATTGGTCGCAAGCTATTTTAGCTTTAGCGAAATATTCTTGTTTGGTCATAGTCTTGCTATGCACCTCGTTAAACATCCTTCTCGTATCACACAAAAATGGTCGAGAATTATAGATCGAACACTTGTTATCCTCTGTAATATCTGGGCACCCAAGTGCCCTGCAACACGCCCCACACTCATTACAATCAAAATCCCACTCGTTAGAGTTGTATTTCTTCCTGTTGTGTAGGCTGGTTCTCTCTGTTTTTGTAAGCATGAATTTGCGCTTTCAATCCTAACACTAAACCCCTACCCCCTTCGTTAAAGTAGGTTGTATATGGGTCATTCGGTTCAGCCGAAATCTGGTTCATATACATATCCTCTAAAAATTGTAATACTTTTTCTCCGTAAGTACCCGAAAATGTTTTAACTATTGCCTCTCTTATATCATCCAGTTCATTGTACTGGGAACGCATTAGCACCTCCTAGTGCTGTAACCATTGGTGCGGCTTTGCCTGCGCCCTCTGCAACCTGTGAAGCCTGAGCCAGTTGTTCTTGCATCGCCATTTGTTCCTGACGTTGCGCCCTCATCTGTTCAACTTCTTCTTGCGATCTCATTACCGCAGACGGTACAGCCATCCTTTCACCGATGATTTGTAAAGCTTCATCCACATTAATATTATCAAGTACCTCTGGTGCAAAACCAGCCATATTAGCCGCCACCCCAAGCCATCTCTGTATTGCTGTGACATCTTGTATCTTTTGATTCTTAGCCAGTTGACCAACATAAGACACCTCGATTTCATCTAACTCTGCTAATTCTTGAGGTGCTGGCGGTAAAGCACCAGCCCTATTGAGTAAACCAAAGCTACGCAAAATAAGAGGAGTTAAAACCTCACTTTCAAATCTAGCTACCGTAGGCCCAAGTAATTTTTGGATTTGTTCTCTTACAGTAGCAA